CCCACAAAGGGATTAAACATTCTGAAGAAACAAAGCGCAAGATGTCTGAAGCGCACAAAGCCAGAAATCTTGCAAAAAAACTTGCTGTTATGCAGGTTAGTGTACAAGTTCAATAAGGTAAATTATGAGCAAAGATAGCTTAAAAGCCGCAGTCCAAGCAGCCGTGGACGATTCTATCGGCTTTATTGAAAGCGAAACAGTTGAAATGCGTAAGCAGGCTCTCCAAGCCTATTTGCGTCAGCCATACGGTAACGAGGTCGAGGGCAAGTCCTCTATGGTTACTGGCGAAGTAGCTGAAGCCATTGATGGCGCTTTGCCTGCTTTGATTCGTATCTTTACCGGCTCTGATGAGATTGTTGTTGCTGACCCTGTTGGCCCAGGCGATGAGGCTGGTGCAAAGCAAGCAACTGATTACCTGAACTACATCTTCTTGAAAGATAACCCCGGCGTTATCATCATGCACGACTGGTTCTTTGATGCCTTGCTTCAAAAGAACGGTATTGTTAAAGCTGTTTGGGAAGACAAAGAAGACGTTACGAAAGAAACCTACGAAGGTCTTTCTGATGACGAACTAGCCATGATGCTTCAGGACGAAAGCATTGAGGTTGTAGAACAAGACACTGTTACCAATCCTATCCTTGACCCGATGGGGAATCCTGTCTTTGACGAAACAGGCGCACCAGCTACGTATAGCATCCATGACGTAAAGATCAAGAAGGTTCTTAACTCTGGCAAGGTCAAGATTTCCAACATTCCGCCTGAAGAATTCCTGATTGCCAAATCTGGCCGCACGGTCAAGGATTCGCCATTCGTGGCACATCGCCGGATGATTACCCGTAGCGCATTGATTGCAATGGGCTTTGCTGACGATGTTGTGAACAGCTTGCCAACAGGTGATGCTTTGGCTTACACGCCAGAACGAGTCGCTCGATTCGCTCCCGGTGAACAGCCATACGACACAGAGCCAAACGATTCTTCAATGCAAGAGATTGAAGTGTTTGAGTGCTATATCTACTACGATGCTGACGAAGACGGCATTGCTGAGTTGCATCAAGTTTTCTACGCTGGCAACGACATTCTGAGTGACGAAGAAACGGACTACGTTCCTTTCTACTCAGTCTGCCCTCTGCCAATTCCGCACAAGTTCTTTGGCAACTCGCTTGCTGACCGCACTGTTGACCTGCAACTGACAAAGACAACTGTTACCCGTCAGATGCTTGACAATATGTATCTGACCAACAATGCCCGAGTAACGGCTGTTGAAGGCCAGGTTAATCTTGATGACCTGCTGACCTCTACCGCTGGTGGCGTTATCCGCACCAAGTCTCAAGGTGCTGTGTCTCAGTTGGTCGTTCAAAACATGGCCTCACAGTCGTTCCCAATGCTGCAATACTTGGATTCTGTTCAAGCAAAGCGCACTGGCGTGACAGAGTTGTCGCAAGGTCTTGATGCAAACATCCTGCAAAACGTGACTGCTGCTGCCGTTGCTGCAATGCAACAAGCTGGCTCTGGCAAGATTGAACTGATTGCCCGTATCTTTGCTGAATCAGGCGTGAAAGAGCTTTTCGAAGGCATCATGCACTTGGTTAGCAAGTACCAGCAGAAAGAGCGCATCATTCGTTTGCGTGGCGGGTATGTAACTGTTGACCCCCGCACCTGGGCTAACAAGTTTGACATCTCAATTAACGTGGGCTTGGGTAACGGCAACCGCGATCAGCAAATGGCAATGCTGCAGATGGTCATGGCAAAGCAAGAGCAAATGATTGCTCAGTACGGGCCAGCTAACCCGCTTGTGAGCCTTGGTCAGTATCGTGGCACTCTTGGCCGCATGGTTGAAGCTGCTGGCTTTAAGGATTCTGCTGAGTTCTTCAAGCCGATCAGCCCAGAGCAAGACCAGCAACTGTCTACGCCTCAACAACAACAAGAGCCACAAATGTCGCCTGAAGTGCAAGCGTACATGGCAAAGACTCAAGCTGAGATTCAAGCGCAACAAGCTAAGTTCCAAGCCGATATGCAAATGCAGCAAGCCAAGATGCAAGCTGATATGAAATTTGAGCGTGAAAAGGCGGCTCTTGAGTTGCAACTTCAGCGTGAGAAGGCCGCTGCCGAGTTGGAAATCATGCGTGAGAAAGAAGCCTCAAAACTTCAGCTTGAGCGTGAAAAGATGAATATGCACTTTGTCATGAAGCAACAAGAGTTTGAAGCCGAAGCTCAATTGAAGGCCATGAAGGTCGGTGCTGGCATCACATCAAACATTGAAATTCCGGGGTAACTTATGACCTATGAAGAATTGCAAGCTATCCTGAGAATGAATAGAGTTGGTCAATCTGCGCCATCTTCCCTAACACTTGACCAGATTCTTTCTGGAATCCAAAGCCAGTACAGCCAACAAAATGCTGCGCCTCAATATATGCAGCCAGTACAAAATCAAGGGATGTACGGAGCTAACCGCTTTGTTGATCCTTCCATGACTTTCCAACAGGCGGCGTTTACTCCTGTTACACAACCTGGAATGACGTTTAAGCCTGGCGCGTTTAACATTGCAGATTACACCGCAAAGCCAACGGTTACAGACGTAATAGACACAATCTCAAACAATGATGGCAGTGGAGGCTCTAATGCAACTGGTTCAACTGGTGGAGCTGGTATTGATGGCACTGGACTTACTCAGTCTGCAAACGTAAGCCCCGGCATTGTTGGCGGCTTGGCTACTGGAATTGGTTTGGCAACGGGCCTCCCTGCTGGTTTAGTTGCTAACTTATTTGGCAAAGACACAATTGCTAACAGCATTAACGCCCAAGCCTACGCTGCAAACGTGGCAAACAACATGAGTGTTATTGGTGAACAAATGGGATTAGACCCAAGCAATCCGGCAAACACAGCCGCTATTGCTTCAGGCATTGATTCTGCATTATCGTCACCAACAGGCCAAACAACTGCAACAACAGGGGTTGGTGGTACTGGTGGAAGTGCTGCAAGTGCCGCCGCTGATGCCGCCGCCGCTGCTAGTGGTTATGGGTACAGCGATGCCGCCATTGGTGCTGCAAGTCAAGCCGCTGCTAGTGCTGCCATGAGTGGTGGTGATCCTGCCGCCGCTGGTGCAAGTGCCGCTGCTGATGCCGCCGCTGCTGAATCTGGCTCTGGCTATGGTTATGGTGATAGCGGCTATGGTTTTGGTGGTGGTGGCTATGGCGGCTCTGATTCGGCTTCAAGCTCAGACTCTAGTGGCGGCGACTCTAGTGGCTCCGACTCTGGCGGCGGCGACTCTAGTGGCTCCGACTCTGGCGGCGGCGACTCTAGTGGCTCCGACTCTGGCGGCGGCGACTCTAGTGGCTCCGACTCTGGCGGCGGCGATTCTGGAGGTTCTGATTCTGGCGGCGGCGATTCTGGAGGTTCTGATTCTGGCGGCGGCGATTCTGGAGGTTCTGATTCTGGCGGCGGCGATTCTGGAGGTTCTGATTCTGGCGGTGGTGATAGCGGTTATGCAAAAGGCGGAAAAGTTACCAAAGCCAAGCTAAAGGGTAAAAATCCCAAAGGGAAAGATGACGGATACGCCGCGCTTGATGTTGGTGAATACGTTATCAAAAAATCATCTGTTGATAAGTATGGTGAAGACTTACTGTCTTTGCTGAATGACGGCAAAATTTCCAAAAAGAAACTTCAATCTTTAATTTAAGCATGGACAAAAAACTTCAAGCTGAGTGGGCTAACAACCTGCTGACCGATGACTTTTTCATAAAAGTCATGGATGATTTGAAAAATCAGCAGATTAGTGTGATAATTAACACTAATCGAGATGAGGTAGAGGAGCGTGAAGCTGCTTACAGCCACATCAAGACACTTGACCTTTTTGTTGGGCACCTGCAAGGCATTGCCGCAGAAACCAAGATTCAAGAGAAAAAGTGGAAGATTCTGTGACGAAAGTTACCCGCAGTCCAGACGGTTTCTGGTGAAAACTGAGATAGCAAATGGAAAACACCAACCCGCAAGGGAGTGAAAGCCTGAACGTAAACCAAGCTGCCAATGCGTTTATGAGTTTGATGGGCGGTGACGAAGGAGCCCCAGAAGGCCAACCGGAAGAACCAACTGAAGAACTTGAAGCGGTTGAAGAAGCTGAAGATCAGTCCGAATATGAGGACGATCAAGAGCCAGTAGAGGAAGTAAAACCCCGATACAAGGCGAAAGTCGGTGGCGAGGAAGTCGAGGTTGAACTTGACGAACTTATCAACGGCTACCAGCGCAGCAAGGATTACACGCAAAAATCTCAAGCCCTAGCTGAACAGCGTAAAGCGATTGATGCTGAACGTGGTCATTTAGAGCAAGTGAAACAAGAGCGACAAGCATACGCCCAGAAACTGCAAGCACTCGATAGCTTCTTGAGCCAGCAGAACAAGGGTGAGGATTTAGAAGTTTTGAAAGAGACAGACCCTATCGGTTATGCCGTTAAGGTAGCGGAACAGAGTCAGCGTGAGAAGCAGTTAGCAGTAGTAAGAGCCGAACAGCAACGCATTGCCCAACAGCAACAAGCGGAGCAACAGCAAAACCTGCAAAACCATCTCAAGTCTGAATCTCAAAAGCTAGCGTCTGTTATCCCAGAACTGAACACGCCAAAAGGTGATGCAATCCGGAAAGAAATCCGTGAATATGCAAAGTCTGTTGGTTGGTCAGATCAAGAACTCTCCTCAGTGTATGACCATCGCGCTGTGCTGACTTTGTATAAAGCAATGAAGTTTGAGCAACTTCAAAAGGGTAAGCCGGAGACTTTGAAGAAAGTCCAGCAAGCTCCTAAGATGCTCAAGCCCGGAACTTCAACGCCAAACACTAAGTCATCGCAAGACAAGCAAGTGATGCAATCCGGCAAAGTCCGTGATGCTGCTGCTGCATTTGAACGATTCCTTTAATTTTTGGAGCTTTAATCATGGCAACCTACCAAACCTACACGGCCATTGGCCTGCGCGAAGACCTGACCGATGTTATCTATAACATCTCTCCTACCGACACTCCTTTTATGTCGTCTATCGGCAAGAACAAAGCATCGGCTACTTACCATGAGTGGCAGACCGACAGCCTGGCCGCTGCTGCTTTGGGCGGCGCTGTTGAAGGTGCTGACGCATCGACAATCACCGCATCGCCAACAACCCGTATCGGCAACCGTACACAGATTTTCACTAAGTCTGTTGCTGTGGCTGGCACTTTGGAAGCAGTTGACAAAGCTGGCCGTAAGTCTGAAAAGGCTTACCAGTTGGCTAAAGTTTCGGCTGAACTGAAGCGCAACATTGAACTGACCCTGTTGTCTAACCAAGTGGCTTCTGCTGGTAACTCTAGCACCGCACGCACCTTGGGCGGTCTGCAGGCTTGGTTGAACACCAACTATGACGGCGGCACTGATGGCGTGGCTGGCTCTGGCGGTACTACTGCCCGTGTTGATGGTACTTACCGTACTTTTACCGAAGCCATCCTGAAAACCGTGATTGCTGAAGTCTACACCGCTGGTGGTATGCCTAAAGTGCTGATGGTCAACCCTGCTCACAAGCAGTTGGTCTCTGCATTTGCTGGTATTGCTGCACAGCGTTACATGGCTCCTTCCAACGAGCCAACTACCATTGTCGGCGCTGCTGACGTTTACATGAGTGATTTCGGCACAATCTCCATTGTTCCTAACCGCTTCATGAACAGCGCCAACGCTGGTGACGAGACAGCTTTCTTGGTTGATCCAGATATGGCTGCCGTGTCTTACCTGCGTCCTTTCGAGACCATTGAATTGGCCAAGACTGGCGACAGCGAGAAGACCCAACTGTTGGCCGAATTGACTTTAGAGGTGAAAAATCAGGGAGCACATGGTATTATTGCCGATCTCTCGTAACACGGGACAGGCTTAGACCTGATATAATGCCCTCACACTAACCTGTGAGGGCATTTTTATGTGTACCGTTGAAAACTGCGAGAAAGAAATTTACGCGCATGGCTTCTGCCATATGCACTATCAGAGGAATAGGAAATACGGAAGTCCTATTGCTGGAGT